TTAGATATGTTAGCGACATTTTCTTTCAATCTCTCGTCCGATGATGAGAACGCCGTGATATTGCCACCTGCAGTAAGCGCACCGGTTATAGTTGCAGTGGTACCTACAGTTATAGCGCCATTTATAGTTGTAGTACCTGTTATTAAAGCACCCCCAACAACATGCAGTTTTTGTGTTGGCGCGGCTGTTCCAAGACCGACATTTCCAGCACTGTTTATATGTAATGTTCTTGTATCTGTACCTGCAATTTTTTGAACCAAGAAAACATTAGTACCTTCTGCTCCAGCCGTAGGAGACGCTATTTCTGAAATAAGTTGAGCATAATTTAAATTAGTTGCGGCGTCATTTCTTCCCTGCCAATAGATTCCTGCTAGGTTATCGCCCGCTAGCGGAGAAGCGCTGGTCCTACGAAACACAATATCAGGACCGGTACTATCATCAGAATTAGTAGATTCCACTAATATTCCAGTACCAGCAGTGTTGCTTGTTATATGTAAAGGTGCGCTAGGTGAAGTTTGTCCAATCCCGACATATCCAGAACTGTTTATATATAATGTTCTTGTATCTGTACCGGCTACTTTTTGTGTCAAAAAGACATTAGTACCTTCTGCTCCAGCCGTAGGAGATGCTATTTCTGAAATAAGTGAAGCATAATTTAAATTAGTTGCGGCCGCATTTCTTCCCTGCCAATAGATTCCGGCTAGGTCATCTCCTGCTGCAGGAGATGAACTGCTCCTACGAAACACAATATCAGGACCGGTACTATCACCAGAATCAGTAGATTCCACTAATATTCCAGTACCAGGCCCGGTGCTTGTTACAATTAAAGGTGCATTAGCTGTCAATCCGTATCTGAAATAATTATTCTGACCTAGGAAATGTGTATTCCCTGGAAATTCTATGCTTGCTGCTGCAGTATAATTGATAGATCTTACAGTCAGCGTGTTTGCATTGATGTTCTTGATCCATAGCGTATCATTAGTCATCCTTGCATTAGCAAATCCAGATGCAGCTGTAGGATTTCTGCGGATTTCTAATCCATTCCTATCGATATAGACGTTTGCTTCTACATCACCCGCTCTTATCGTATCGATTGCAAACAGATTATTTGTATTAGCATTCATAGTCGAGAGGTATGTGTTTCCCAATCTCAAAGTGTTTTTTAACACCAAAGAATCACTAGTGATATTGCTGCTTCTGATGACAGAATTGCCCATCGACATAACGACATCTGTATAGAATGCAGTTCCGCTAAGATACACGCCTGTATCTGTTATCACTGTATTAGTAGTCGAAGATGATTGTATTAATATAGAAGACGCATTTATAATAGAATTAGAAGATCCTGAACTGATCCTAAGAAATCCTGTATTCGCTAATGACACTGAACCAGCGCTAAATTTTCCTGTGATAGCTGCATTGCCAACAGCAGTATTTGAGTTAGTAGTGACCGCTGTATTTGAGATTACAGTTATGATCTGATTAGTTTTCGCTAACCATTGGCCAAAAGAATCTGTAGATTGAACTACGTTAGCAATTAGAGCTGTCATTTAGTTTCCGATGCCTTTATTAGAAGATCTTTTAAATCCATCAATTCGCTTTTTAACGATCCGACTTCTTCTCTCAATGTATTTATTTCATTTTTATCCTGTTGATTTCCGATAATATCACTTGAGTCGATGTTTTGATTGAAATAATTTAAATTATCTATATTCATATCTGATGGTTTGTCTTTATCATACCTATATAATTCTGTGACGTCTTTAACGAGAGGTGCATTCGATACATCTTGATAGTTATATCTATCGAAAGGATCTGTGTTAGTCATACCTAGAGGCATAGCATTGAATGATATTATCTTCCTGTATTTTTCAGTATGTTTAAGGTTGTTAGATGCTGTCGAATGTTCCAACCAGGCAGGAAAGATGATTAAAGATCCTTCTTCAAAAGGATTCGTATATTCTGTTCTAAATCTTGTTGAAGGTTTATCTTTGTTTTTAGCAGGAACAATTATGTGACTATAAAGATCATGGCTATAAAAAGTAGTCCCGGATGATCTTTCATTCCCGTCAAGATAATATATGCCTGCTAAAAATGAGTTATTGTGAGTATGTCTATGATGATACCCGCCTTCTGGATGAACTGTTCCCCACATTCCCGTCATGCCTATATTAGGCAAATATCCTAAGTCATCCATCACATATTCTAGACTCTTTTGGAAAAAATCTCTTAGCGGGTTAAATATAAGTTCTTTATGTAATTCTGCGCTAGTAAAATACAATCTATTATTTGTTGTATGTCTTCTGAAATTTTCTTTATCTGACATGTATTCTAACCATTGAGGTTTTAATACATGATGGTGTTTGAATTGCATCTTATATATAGGAATGCCGAAAAGGCCTTGGGTGATAGCTTCTATCTTACTCTCATCTTTTATCATTTTCTAGGACTTTCAATAATAAATTTTTCAAATCACTCAGATCATTTTTCATAGAATTTACATCTTCTTTTAAAGAGCTTACTTCATCAAACTTTTCTTTAGTTTCTTGATGCTGCTTTCTTTTTTCTTTATATACTCGAAGGCCTTCTAGATCTTTATTCAATATTGCACCCGGATTTCCTTTTTGTATTGCAAAATCATCATTTTTCATAATATTCTCACATCTGTAATGCTATTGCTCTCACGTCTCTCATTGTTGGATATTTAGCGCCTTCATCTGACAACAAGACAAGCTTTATGCCAAACATATTAAATCCTCTATATATTGCATCGGATTCATCATAATATGTCAATGTTCCTGCAGAAACAGCACCGGATGCGCCGATATCAGAATATCCATATAAAGTGTTATTAGCAGTTCCTGAAGGACGAGCGGTTGCTTTCGGAGGACCAAATGTATATTCTTTATAATCTTCTAGATTATTAGGAGAACTAAAAAGCAACTCGCCATCGTTTTGATATGACAATTCAGTCCACACTTTAGCATCAAAATTGCTAGGATCAGAATCAGCATTAAAGAATTTAGCATACGCTTTAATATTTGTGCCTTTTGGTCTATATCCCGTCACATAAACAACAAGATCTTCTGCAACTGCATCTAAAATAACTGTTTTAGAAATATATTTTGATTTTGATTTTCCAAATTTAGTCCATTCATTAGTATCATCATTGTTAATTATATTTTCGATATAATTAAATGTCCTTGCTTTAAAATTGACTACAGGAGAAACATACGGGCTATATGACACCATATTAATCTCATAAGTAGCAGTACCCTTAGTCCCAAACGTACCTAACCTGACTTCATTAGAATAGCTCTTAACAGTCCTCTCAAAGTCTCTGTATTCACGGAGAGACTCGTTATCAGGAATAGTCGCAGTTCCGTCTTTTGTGTTTGGCGTAGTCACTGTTACTGTAGTATTGCTCGTGCCATAATATTCTGTTGAGATATATGATCCTGTAGGTTCTACCATCTTAAATTTAGGAACAAACCCGTGATATTTAATATCATCTATCGTTGATATGGTTGCATTAGCAACTCTGTAAGTTTCAGTGATATATTGTGTATTAGCAGGGTCCGGAGTCCTATATATTCTTAGATTTCTATAATCTCCAGTCGTTGAATCGTTCGTGCCATTGGTGAATCTGCCGTTAGAATTTTCTAAAAAGAGTATACCTGCGACTTCATCTATAGATTTTACAAAAGCTTTTGGATAGATTGCATCATCTGTAGTCAAGATAGAAGTTAGATTTGTAGCATTAGCAGCATATACAACGTCGCCGACTTGTATCGGAACGCCAGAAGTTTTCCTAAAAATGCCTCCTGTTGCTCCTTCTAAATTTAAAGATAAAAATTCATCTTTGGCATTTCGCATGACCAATTTGCCGTTATTTGTAGTAAATCTTGCTCTGTACAGATTAAATTTAATGTCTTGTGTTAAAGTCGGAACCCACGACCTTCCATTTGAAGATACATAGAGAACGCCAGGATATGGCTGTGAAGTGACAGCTTTATTTGTTAACTTATCAGTTCCGCCGACTTCTGATACCCACATTTCATAATCTGGGCTATTACCATCAGGATAAACATAAAAAGCATATTCTTTATCTGCCGATAACATAACCGGAGGTGTAAACTCAAACAGAGTTTCTGCAGAAGAATCTTCGCTGATAGATATATCAGCGGGGACTAGAAAAGAAGCTCCTACTATTTTTTCAGGATCTGGAATACCATTAGTAGTTTGTGCTATAATACATGTAGCAGCATAAGTAGCACTTTTCTTTTTAAAGAATACACCTATTTTTGTTAGATATATTCCTGGCAACCCAGCTGCTTGAGTACCTGTAATAGTAAAAGTTTGTGCTATTGGATTTCCAGATAGATTCATTATAGTTCTTTCTTATTTCCTCAAAACGTTTAAAAATAATAGTTGTATTTGTTATATATTTAATTACCCGAATAATCGTATCCGCTAACATTCTTGTATACACTGACGCCGATAGTAGGATTGGTACTATTATCAGCGGTTTTATTATGCACAACATAGCCCTCAACGTTATATATATGATCACCATCTAGCAATAGATTATAGATGACATAATCTTCTGGCATGATTTTGTGATCGATGTATTCTACTGTCTCATATGTTCCATCTGTTTTTAGAATCTGAGATCCAATATCGATCTTAACTAATTTACCGATAAATACTTCTTCTACAGCCCAGCTGTTAGGATCAAAAGCTCCCCAACCTTTTGAAGTCATGATAGGGTGTTCTTCTGAAACAAACGCCCAGTTATCATTGAAAGAATACATCAATCTATTTCCGAGAACAGGTGCTTCGATTCCTATGACTGTATTGATTCCGTCAGTTCCATTAGCAACAAGATCACCGATTTCAATCTCACAAATCTTTTTAAGGGTACCATCTGACATCGTAACTAAAGCAGCAGGATCAAAACAACAACCACCGGTACCCTGATTTCCTGGATTGCTCGGCGGCGGGGGCGGCGGATCAGTGTAGCTCCATACTAATGGGGGCAAAGTCTGTGTAGTAGTAGACGGCGTAAATGTAGGTTCTTCTACTTCGAATTTAACATTTTGTTTTGTAACAGAAAGTCCAGATGCCGTATATCTCCCTTCTGCGCTAGTCAGTATCGCATCTACAGCTGTAATATCAGTAGTATCGATTAGAGTGAATACTCTTTCACCTGATCTGAAAGTATCTGCAGGAAGATAAAACAATCCTGCAACTAAACCCACATTATTAGTTTTTAATGCATCACCGGTTGCTCCCTTTTTTTCCACTGCAGTGCTAGGATCTACACCAGGCGTTTCTGTATATGTTGAATTGAGATTTCCCGGAGCACAATATGATGCAACTGATATCTTATCAAAAAACGGATATACTATGGTATTAGGTTTCAATCCGGTTGCAATAAAGGCAATTGGTCTAGATACCATATACGGAAGCGTAGTAACGTCTCTGACAACATCACCTAAATCTTGTGTCTTAGTCGTTGAAGTCACTTTGATATCTGTTATTGTCTGTGTCGTTTCTGAAGTATATTTAGTGGTTCTACCTGTCTTTTTCGATGTAGGATTGCCTTGTATTGTATCGATATCTTTAAATGCACCTGCAGCTGCTGCATCCTCAAAAGCTCCTGCTATATCGATCTCGATGGTCTGTGTTGCTTTTCTTACATCTTGATTTTGATTATCAAATTCTGGATAAAGTTTTACAGCACCTTTAAAGCTATAGAATGATTCTGCACAATTCCTATATTTTGTAGCAAATTCATTTCCACCTATGTTTTCATGGGTATAATTTAACATTGCAAAAGAACCTTTTACTGTGATTCCAGTAGAAGTAGCAGAATCAATATCAAATCTTATGAATGCTTCATTGAAGTTTGGCCTGGCAATAGATAGACCTGAACTGATAGCCATATTAAATTCAATATCGTTTGTCTTTGCGATAGTGTCATCATTGAAAGGATCTGCAAATATCCCTTGTTTAAAACGTTCAAATCCTTCATCGTTTTTGATTGATAATGATTTCGTATCTAAAGCTAACATATTCAGGACAGTATAATATTCTAAGCTCTTGATCCTATCTTCAAGAGCGCTTATCTCTTTCATAGTATAACCTTTGACAACATTAATGCCGACTTTTACTGCCAAATCTCTTCTGTTATATGTCATGTTATTCTGCTTCTTGGAATGTTAGAGATGGGTAAGGAGGAACATATATATCTGCGATTTTTAATCCTGAATTATTCAGTATCGGTGGTTTAGGATTATTCGAAGGCGCGCCGGATTTTACTATAAGCTGACCTTCTTTAGTTATCAACAAAGCATCTGATCTAGGAAGATAATATTGTACATTGAACGTGAAGTTAGAATCAGGTTCCAATGCAACTTTAGAACCTACCGTTGAATAATATACTGATTGATTATTTGCAGGATTGATTGTAATATTTGCCAGCGTAGAAAGTGTCTGGCCAGATGAGTTTGCTGTGTTAGCCATGACAGGCCTAAAATCAATATAATTTCTCAAGTCATAGAAATTATCATCTGCAGATCTATATAATGGAATTTCAGCTGTTGCTATTGCAGTAGTATTTGCTGTATTAGCGTCATCAATAGGATAAGAATCTTTAGAGAAAAACATCGCTTTAGTAGAACTAGAATTTGGTGTGAAATGATTTAATCTAACTAATATTCTGCTAGCAGATGTTAATTGTGATTGATAATTAGGTAGTATCTTTAATTGAGATAATCCATAATATGCATCAGTTTGCCCATTATCCAATACAAACCAGTCTTTTCTATCTGGATTTGTGTTAGCAAATGAAGCTCCAACATAGACGCTTGAGATTTTATATACATCAGGAAGTCCTAGCGACCATGGACCTAATGTTGTAGCAGAATGAGTTGCACAATTGATGGCGACATATGTATCTTTTTTGACATCTTTTCCGATTGGTGAAGCGCTAGATTTGATGATAGGTGTCTGTGCAACAACTGATCCAGCTGCAGCTGTTTCAGGATTCAAATCCATATTTAACGATATGGACATATCAGTTGTGGTGTTGAACTGTATCGTATTTCCTGTGCCATTAAAATTTACATATGAACCTTTAGGATGGAATTTATATATCGCCGTAGCACCTGACAGAGGTGATGTATCTGAAACCTTAGGTGTGACTACTATCGTATTAGCTAATGGAACACTGACGACATGATGATATGATGTGGAGGTTGCGGTTACAATTTTAAGCATTTCACCGACTTTAGGATTTTGATTATTTTCGCTGCCGAAATTTGATATCCATGGTGCAGTACCTACTCCCGGGTTGCCGATGTTTGACACTGTTCGTCCTAATGAGTCACTTGCCATTAAGTATATAGTAGGATTAACTGATCGTGTCGTAGAATACAGGTTAGATGAAGCAGCTGCATTAAACATCACATTAATATCTTCAGAAGGATTGTCTAATAGAGAGCCGCTATAATTATATCTATCAGAAGCTATAGTAATGGTTGCAGTAGCTACCCCAGATCCTCTTGTTAATGTAGCAGCATCGCTAGTAGTTCTGTAAATATAAGAGGTGCTATTAATACCTGTATTGCTCAATAGATTCTTAACACCTTTTAAGCCTGTATCAAATATCAATTGTTTGCTTGAACTTTCATATACTTCTGATTGACCGTTTGCTTGATATATGTCAGCATATACTTTACCATAAGTTCCAGAAGCGATATGTATGCTCTTAGCATTTGCAGCAAAGCTATTACCCGCTTTCATTCTGATATTGCTAATATAAAGCAGGTATTCTGCTTCAGCAGTGCCTTTGGTACCGCTATTAAACATGATAGCTCTCACATTAGCATTTCCTACTAACGATCCTAGGACTCCTGAAGTGCCGGGATTCTGTGTGATTGCATATTGATTGGCGCTATATATTCCGACATCTGGGATTGAACCGATATCAAATATGCCGACAACTTCTCTAACCTTTAAATAATTTCCGAAATTTACTGTGACGATTTGGTTATTTACTGACTCAGAATATATTGCTCTTTGCACTTCTGTCTTTTGTGCTGTATTATAATTGATTCTGTAACCATCAACATATGCTGTACCAGGAGATACGTTATAGTAGAACGTCTGTGAATTAGCTGAATTTTCAACGCTCACTTGAAACGGACGGACGATATAATCCCCAGACTCTTCTTTAGTTCTTAGAGCTATCATATCACCGATTAGGCTGTATGGAGAAACATCTATTGGGGTGTTGACAGGAACGCCAAATCCTTTATCGTAATCAATAATCGGCAAGAAATCTTTAGGAATGTTAACCGTAGGATCTAAAGAATCATATGTTACGAGAGAAGGGACCAGTTTTAATCTGTATGCTCCTGGCGCATTCTGATTTACGCTTCCTATAGAATTGTCGTATAAAGATTCGTCTTCTGCTGGTTTTACGATATATTCTGCTGTATCAAACCCGATTCTAAGTCCTGCGACATTAGATGAGTGTTCTTTTATGACAAAATTGTCAGCGAGGGTCTTCAGAAAGAATCCTTTCTGATATATGATTCCCTCTCCTACATGAAGGCCGTATCCTACACCCAGAGCATTTACTGTGCTGTTAGAAGAAAGCGTATAGAGGATGCCTTCTCTGTTTGACGCGACTAATGGGCCTATCTTATCTTGGTTAGGATTATAGACATCGATCTGTTCGCTAGATGTGTTAAAAGTAGATACTTGCTGTCCAGAATTATTTCCTGAATTCAGATATATCACATATGCTCTATTCGTATCTGCAGATCCTTGATTGACAACAGATTCTGCTCCGACATAAGCATCAAAGATAGCAGCCCTCAACCCTGTCGTATTTGAGACGAGGAGATAAGAATTGGTGAGGTGTGATTGTACGTTCGCTACATCAGTATTATTTTTAATCACTAAGCTAAAATCTAGAGTCGTAGCAGATTTGTCTTTGAATTTTACCTGAGGAATATTTGGATATTCTGTAAAATTACAACCTTCTACTACGCTACCATCTTTATAGATGCTGTCTCCGAATCGAGAGACTTGCTTCTGCATCATCGTCTGGAGCTGAGTTAATTCTCTTGCCTGCACAGCAGTTGCCGGACGAAACAGCATCCTATAATACTGCTTATCCTCATCGTAATCATCATAAAATGGGGCAACATTAAAATCAGTCTTTAACTCAGCCATCATATTTCCTTAAAAATTAAAATATAGTTTTACTTGTTCTTTGCTAATACCAGATCTATCAATGGGTTCGATATTCTTATAATAGAATATCTCGCCTGAATATGGCACCAACTCAGGATTATTTATAACAGTAATCGTACAAGTCTTACCTGTATCATTTGATATCACAGATTCATATGATCTAAAATTACCTACGGTATTCAAGACATACATCGAAGAAGTATTCATATAAGCAACAGTTGCGGTTGCTTTGCTCAATAATCCTCTGATAGTATCTCCCGAATTGAATATATTTGTCGTATTAAATAAGCTAAAATTTAACATGTTATTAAATTTAAACTCATTGTACAGCGCAGAATTTGCAGATGAGGTAGGATTATATAATAACCCAATTTGACGATATTTCGCCCAATTGGGAAATACATCTGTAGGTTTAGTTTCAACAGATATACCCATTATATCTGTTCCTAATTCAGAAATTGCATCAGATCCGTGACCGCCAGGAGGAGATATTATAGGATACGCAGAAGCAAGCGATCCGAATTCAGAATTAGCAAGAATTGATATATCCGCATAAGAATAGTTTCTACCTGAATTTATTATATTTATTGATTGCAATTTACCTGTACTAGAATCTATCATAGAATATGCTGAAGCACCTGTCCCGTCGCCGCTTATTATCACTCTCGGAGTGATCCTATACAATGATGTGCTATCTAAACTTCTGATATCTGAAGAAGTCGTAACAAATTTACCTGCTGTATTAACAACATAATTAGAAATAGCGGATAGAGCAGGAGAACCTGATCCGGAATATACGTATAGCGATGATCCGCTGTATGCTCCGTTGATTATAGATGCACCTGTGTTTGCTACTTTAAAATTCTTTGTATCAATAACTTGGTCGATACTTCCGTTTGCGCTGATATAGTTTTTACCTACATTGTCCAATACTATAGCATGCAAGGCACCTTTTATAGCTTGAGCAGCAACTGTGCTATTAGGAACAACAGGAAAATATGCAGCAGTGCTAAATTTATTGATAGATGCTCCCGGAATAGTGAACATATACTTCCATACATATCCGTCAGCTAAAGTGAATGTTCCTGAAGTTTGTGTATTAGTAGGTTCTACTGTAGATGCGACTCCATAATTATTGAATATGCACTTATATACCCTATTTAAGCTAGTGACAATATAAAAATTCTTTTGATATAGGTTGGGATCTAAGTGCGAATAGTAATCATATACAGTACCTGTTGTCCATGTGATTCTTTTTGCAATATATCCGATATCTGTTTCGAATACCTTTTTTCCAAATAATATATTAGAATATACGTCATAGAATGATTCTTTTATAGAAGTATTAGTAGCAGGAGGATTTGAATCGTCATCCCATTCAAAAAACTTGCCAAAGGTAATATAATAATTTGATCCAGAACTATTGACTGTTGTTGTTCCGGTTGCTGTGATGCCGCGGAGAAAATGCCCGGCTTCTGTAAATCCTTTTGTAAGAGTGATCCTAGATCCGGTAGGAGTTGTAGCTAAAGCAATCTTTGTTGTATTGGCATGCTGAACATAGTAAGTCGTTCCATTTGTCAATGGAGATATCGCTGTATTTCCTGTGCTGAAAGTATATCTGATAGCATCGCCGACTTCAAAAACAGGTGTATCAAATTCAGATGAGACGAATTCGACGCTGATCGTGCTATTTGCGTCTGTAGAAAGCCCTGTGCTGACGCCACCAGTCACTGCAGAATTAGCATTAAATCTTTTAGCGGCAGGAGCAGAAAATGTGATATTAGGTGCTGCTGTATAAAAGGTTCCACCATATATGACAGATGCTGATGATATCTTTCCGGCACTGCTAGCTATACTAGCAGCTACTGCCGTACCATTTTGGAATGATACGGACGCATTAGCAGTATATCCGGTGCCTGCAGTTGTAACATTGATAGATGTTACTATTAGACCATCGCCTACAAGATCATGCTTCATCTCTTCGATGAATTTATTTTTGATGTTTCTGTTAAATATTCCGGCCATAATTTATATTACCCGCTTGATGAGATTATAACGCCTCGAGCATTATAAGTTGTAGTTGCTTCAACAAGTATATTTTGATCAAACTTATTTGTATCTATTATCAAAGGTTTACCAAACATCTTGTTTCCGACTGGGTGAGTTAATTTTTTTATTATGTCAATGTATTTATCTAATGATTTTTCTACTTGAATCTCATAAGAAAATTCTTGATAGTAATCGCTATCAGTTATATATTTATCCGAATTTAAGAATCCGCTAGAATCTAACCATCCGCCTTCTTCTTTAGCAACACCATCAACTATCATAGAAAGAACGACAGTAGATTGATTGTTAGCTTTATTGATGAATAACAATTCTTCATTAGGAGTATTAAAGGTATATCCAGAAGATAATAATGCGACTTGTGCTATAACGCCATTACCTGAAGCAAGCTCTCCACTTATGACAGCATTATTGCCCCATAAATTGCCCGCTGAATCTATTATATTATAGCCCCATATCCTCTTTTCAAATACTGTGGGTTGGACTGACCCGTTATAATTATGATCACCCGATGTGACAGCTGATAATGATTTTATAGTTCCTATCTCCAACGTAGTATCAGCAAGACAGTTACCTAGGACAGAATCGATAGTCCCGACATTGAGATTCGCGCTAAATTGGGTATTTGCTTGGAGATAATGCCCGTTTGCTTCTACGCCACTAACCTGTACAGGAGTAAGCGTGATCCTTGATCCGCCTATAGTCGTCGAGAGAGCGACCACAGTATCATTCGAATGCTGTACGTAATATAGAGTATTGTTAGCAAGACCTGTTATTGCTGTATTTCCTGCAAGAGCTGTGTATACTACACTCCTGCCGTATTGAAATGTGTTAGCATTAGCGACTGTTATCGTGCTGTTTGCATCTGTAGATAATCCTGTGCTTTCGCCACCTGTGACAGCACTATTAGCATTGAACTGTGTGTTAGCAGGAGCGATGATAGTGTTTGCTTCTGGATCAATCAGATTGGTGTTGTATGTAAATATTGAAGTATTAGATAAAGAACCTACTTTAAAGCTCGCTCCCGTTCCTGTAGAAGCAAATTTACGAACTACGGTGACTGGAGTATCTAACGCATATCCGTATCCGCCATTTATTATCTTAAAATTGATGTATCCTATAGCAGATTCAGGATCTACTATCGTCTTTACTTCAAATTGTAATTCAGATCCTGATGTGCTTTCTGTAAATAATATATCTCCGGCTGCATGATTTTCATCTGAGGATGTTACAACTGCGCCAACAACAGAACCTCGAATCAAGGTTGCTTGTCTGATATCTAGTCCGTCATACATCAGATATTCGCCCGGAACGAATGAACTTCCGCTAGGACCGGGTATTATATCAGTAAGATAAAAAATATGTGCAAATCCATAATCATTATTAATTGTAGATATTGATAACACATAAGCACGAGCACCCGAAGTTGTTCCTCGCACTAATTTATTATCATATGTATGATTTAATTCTCTCTCTTCTACTTCGACATATTCTTTTCTCGACCATTTCCCGCCAGATAGAACGAGAACATCATCTTGCGGGATGAATACTTGTATCTCAATATTATAAAGGAGCCTAAATAATAGCTTCAATCCTTCTATAGAACCTTTAGATCTATATACGCTCAATATATGTTTTTCTAAAAGAGCTTTATCAGAAAGGACGCTTTTAGGAATTCCGTTCATATATTTCGACAAGAAAAAATCTATATATTCTTCGCTCACAGAATCGATATCAGAAGTCTCAATCAGATTTCTAGATTTTTTTATAGGACCTTGCTCATCCATCCATTCATAATAAGCAGATATAAACTGCAGGAAGTTATCACCCTCTTCTCTATAGAAGTCAGGAAACTGATTCTTTACTAACGGTGCGATGTTTTTTAGATCTGTTATCATTATTGTCTATATGTGCTTACAGCTATACCGATTTCTTCATAGTCTATCTTGAGATATTTGCTCTCTTGTACCACGATATCATCATTTATTACTTTACCAAAGATCTTGATATTAGCGTCATAATCATAAGGATTGATATCGAAAGATACCTCACCCGTATCATAGTTGACAGTTCCTATATTGGATTCTAATATCTGTTGAACTATCGTGACAATTTTAGTTATAGAATCTTCTCTTCTTTCAGTATAATATAATCTAATGAATCCGTTGCCATCATCGCTTAGCGTGACCTGACCTTGAGATGTTGACGCATTATAATAAACGCCATCTTTAAAATAATCAAATGATGTGCTTCGAACAGCTTCAGTTTCATTAATAATATAAGGAGCACGTAAAGGCCTTGCTAAAGGATTTGAGAAAGAAAAGGCAATTCTCTGTTTGATGCCTTTTGTAGGGACGATAGTGTATATTGCTCGAAGCGTTGTTTGATTGCTGACTATCGATGCATCTGCAGAATCAATCATAGAAGATAATTTAGATTTGCGAAGATCATTTCCAAAATCATTCAGATATGTAGCTTCATATGATTTTATCTGATTTAAGACGTCTGATTTAAGCTGTTGTGTGCTTTTAGTAGTCAATGAAGGATTGTAGCTAACAATCGATTGTATCTCAATATACATGTATTCAGGATCTTTGATCACAGGTTCTGTCGTGATGCTTTTTGTTTTTAAGTAGGCGACGATATCTGTTTTAAGCTCTGCAGATACGACAGGAAAATCGCCATAAGGAATCATGCTGATGATGACTCTGCCATACTGTGGAGGAATAGCATTTGAGCAGCAAAATGCCTAGGGGCATTGAGCTTCATGGATTCTATAGTTTCTCTTTCTGACCCATCTGCAGAAGAAATATTAGTTGTTGCTGTGACAGAATAAGTAGAGCTATCTCCTACCTTGCCGCTAGTCGAAAAGTTTACAACTTTATTACCCAGTATGCCATTAGTTGATCTGTATTTTACTTTTACTATGTTTCCGTTTGCTAATAATTTGCCAGAAATTCCATCGCCAAAAACAATCTCATATTGATCATTATTATATCCTTGGATAAAATATACTTCTGAATTTGAAGTTAGACCATATAAAGTATCGGCTTTCGTGTATATAGAATTCGATGAATCTGATGAAGAATTGATCACAGTAACTCTGATGCTATTAGTATCGATGTTTGATGAGCTAAGAGTATATCGTGCTGTTCCATCAACATTGAAGAATTCTTGTACTATCTTGCCTTCATAAACATACACAGGATCGCTTACATATCCTACATCTGTTCTATTGATTGTGATATTTTCATTTGTTGTGAAATCCATATTGATCCCGTCAACCACTGATCTTAAGGTATAATTTTCCGGGATCACTACATTGTCAGGAACATCACCACCTGTATTGATAGCAAAGGTAACCTTTGCTCTTGCGGATGTTCTTGATCTCGGAGTGTAGTTCAATTCTTTTGCATGAGATACGACTGAATTTCTTAGCTGCGAAGAGTCTAAGAACATCTCGCTGCCTATCATGTTAAGATAGAAAGCATTCATGTATGTGTTGTAAGACAATACATCTAACAGAGAATTAAGATTAGATCCTTCAAAATCATAATCTTTAAATTGCGTCTTAGATTTCATAAAGGTCTTAAGGTTGTTTTTGATACCGTCAAAACTTAATTCTGAAACGTCTAGGAATCCTGTATTGGCCATTTATCTTACTCTTCTTAAGACGAAATCTAATGTTATCGGTGATATGTTATTAACAATCGAAAATACGATAGTGACTTCATAAGCGTTATCATCAGGAAATCCTTTTGCTGTGACGCTTATAAGTCGAGCTCTGGGTTCATAATTGTTTATGGTCTCTGCGATCTTTTCTTTTAAGATGTATTCAGTATCTTGACTTATATTCTCAAACAGCGTCTGGCGTATGCCCGATCCCAATCCTGGATTAAAGAACCTCTCATAAGGATCTGTCAATAGTAAGTTGCGAATAGATCTCTTTACCGCAACCTCATTGGCGATCAATACCAGATCCTGTTTTATAGGATGGATATCAAAATTAGTAGGTATATCTGAATAGAATATCGTGCTTGCCATCGTATATTTATAATGATGTCCGACAAGCATTTAAATACTGCGGATTGTATTTTTGGATGTCATTAGCAGTAGAAGATGCTAATGCCCATCCTTGTGTCATAGGTTTAGATCCGAATGGGGAGAAGTTTTCTCCTATCATCACAGCGCTCATTCCGAGCATCAATGGAATAGCATTGTCAGATCTTCTCATCTCGATCGTAGATGTTATAGGAACATTCATGTTGTTGCAGAGGTCGGATGTCATCGTTGCTACTTGCTGTCCATAAAAAGTAGTCGGTGATGGAATAGCAGATGATCCTGTCACTAGATTAGATACTACGGATGCGATAGATAATGCTCCGCCCATGGAAGCAAAATTCTGCATTCCGAAGCTGACAACCCCTGTGCCGCCAGTAGGAGTTCCGAATGCTCCTATCTTCCTACAGAACACTTGATCGACTGCAGGAAGCGATACAGGTGCTTCACCAAAGAAACTCTTACCCGCCATAGAAGGTGGCGTCAACATAGGATTATTTGCTAACATTGATGATGCAATTCTTTGTCCTGTCAGAACTTCTGACATGAAGCTACCAACCGCATTTCCCCCAACTTGTTGCAACAGGACTCCCATCGCAATTCCACCTAATGGTCCTAAAGAACTTAATACTCCTCCTAATGGAGTCGCGCTCAATAAACTATTGATGGCACCGGACGCTATTAAAGTTGCTTGTGATTGTATAGTAGCTGTAGGATTTAATATGGCGCTGATCGTAGCGGGTGCCAATGAAGCACCGCTTGATAGTCCTGAATATAGATTGATAGATTGATTAATTGCGCCGATTGACAACGCAGGTGCATTCTTGAGAACACCTGTATGTGCATTAAATATACCTGCTGTTTCAATAATAGAAGGTCCTATCACTCCCAATGTCGTCCCAAGGGCTACTGCAGACAATACATCGCCGACGCTATTTTGAGTATAATCGCCATACTGTTCTATATTTCTATATTGTGGTGCATATCTCTGATTGATAGATGCAACTCCGTTTGCAAGATATCCTATCTTATAGATATCTTGTATCTGAGTGATATCTCTTATGTTTCTGATATATCTTGGCTGTCCGAGATCAGGAATTCCTATAACATCTGCGATATATTCAAGATCGCTTTGATTCTGGTTTGCTGCAAGTATGTAAAAGAAATTCTCTAAGGTATCTTGAGGAACGACTCCAAAAGAAGCGAGTTCAGTAGATTTAGATAAGATAACAGCTTTTTCTAGATCAGTGAGGATATAATTTTGAGGAGTACGGACATAGTTGACAGGAGGAGGACTAGCAAATTTCAATGCAGCAGCAACTCCTAATAATTGTGCTCCTATCTGTATAGCATTATTAAATGTATTGTTTGATTCTTTTAATTCTTGATTGCCATAGAATCCTGGCTGTTGAAAATCACCTTTTTGTATAGCTGATAGAGTAGTAGAATTTAAGATTTGGTTGGCCATCGCTATCCTGTCCTTCTTCCGTTTAGAGCAGCGACCACATACGAATGTGATAATCCTGGTATTGAATTGTTGCAAGCTGGATCAGCACATGTCAACACAAGACCGCCTCCTTGTTGGCCAGGTTTAGCAGATTCAAGATGTACATGTATTCCTGGAGAGTCATTCTTTTCTAGATATATCCTGCTAAAGGGAAGATTGTCTCTCACATAAGCTGCTATAGCAGCAGTAGTTGTAGTATCATCTTTATTTGAACATCTCAGATCAACAGCACCCCCAGTGGTGTGTTTAGATGTAGCTTTGCTCAATCTAAACCAGCTAGTGATCTGTATCCTAGATCCAAACTTATCAAACAACGGATCTAATATGTTCCATGCGATGTTCATGGCTTCAGTAAGGATTGCTTGGTGTCGAGATGCAGGAGCGTATCTCAAATTCTTTACCATTCCTACAGTAACATGTCTGGATATCTTCTCGCTAGAATTATATACCGAAGTAGGCATCGGCATGGGATTTTGTTGTGCAATTCCTGTGCTAGTCACTGATCCGTCAGGTCTATCATAAGTTCCTTCAGCAACAGGTCCGATGGTTTCACCTGTATCGACTATTGATGGAACCATGCCAGCTCCCGAATTTCCTGCAGCAGCACCTTCAGCAACAGGATTGGGATTTCCGCCTTCATTCTTGTAAAGAGAGAATTCTTCCTTGGACATCTTCTTGGCGTTCATAGGAAAATCAGGAGCAACTCTCAGGGTTGTTATGTTATCGATGATCGTCTCTGCTGGGGCATACTGAGCTAAAGATGCTTCGGCAGGATCTGCAGGATCGGATGGTGCTGCAGGACTAGGGGATCCTCCTACCTGAACGTCAGTAGCAGATCCTTTGATCTGAATTTTTCCGCTTCCCAATACATCCACTGTAGAAGAAGAATGGATAGATGCTGCACCTGCAGACGATATCTTGGTCGTGCGTAGCAAGCGCTGTAAATTTTGCCTTTGTTCCCAGATTCATGTCAGCTAAAGATAGAGCAGTGAATTCTGTCTGTGCTTGAACTGAAATAGCAGCGTCACTTCTAACAAAGATATCTTTACCCGCATCCATATCGATGCTCTGGGATGATTGTATCTTGGTCTTACCCGCAGACGTGATCCTGTTATCACCTGCGATCATCGTGCTCATGTCTTTTGCTACTTCGAATACTTTGCTTCCTTCGATAGATTCTTCTGCAGAGCCACGAACATTTGTGATCATATCTCCATTCACATGGAATCCCAGATTGCCGCCCACATTGAAATCTAGATCACCATCTGTCTCAATCGTTATTCTGCCATCAGCTTTTAAGATCAGATGGTTTCTTGCAAATACGGTAGCATCACCTTTTGGCGCAATCATTCCTACACCTCTTTTGCCGGATGATACCATGTGAATAGATCCGTCAGAATCTATCATGATAGTTGCACCTGAATGATGCTGTAGAGTTATAGTATCAGAACCAAACTCGTTGTTGATCAGAATCTTGTTTCCTGTAGAGGAAACAAATCCTTGCATGTCTCCCGATGCACCAACGCCGCTGGCAGTGCCTATTCCTGCGCCAGTATGAGTAATCGCTTGATCACTGCCTGTGCTGGGTTTATCTTTTACAGACACTTCATAATAAGGAAAAGTGACGCCAGCAGTGATTACTTGAGGTGCTGTAGATCTGCTAACACCATCACCTTCTCTGTTGGTGATTTTTTTGATTTGTGAAGGATCTGATACAAACGCATCTGGATTAATAGACATATGTTACCCACAAAAATTTAAGTAAAGAGCTGAAACGGCTTTTCGTAATTGGTCATTGTCGCTATCTATCTCAGCAGAATTGGTAAATGTTGAGAGAGATTTCATTGCTGTATACAAAGTCACTTTTTGCTGTTGAGTGATATAGTAATCCACATGTACTACAGGAGCTTTTTCATTTATAAATTCTGTTGTACCGCCAATGATAACTACTGAAGCACTAGATTCCTGTGCTGCAGCACCCTGATATACTCTACCATCAACATCAATTATAAATGTAGCGCTAGCATAGTCATTTAAATTGACGGATTGATTTCTCAAAGTTTTAGAAAAAGTAAAATAAAAATTGCTGCAATATGATAGTGCTTCAGGAGATACATTTTTCATCGCATATGTCCCGTAGTTTCCGC